TATTCAACTCGGCAAACAGGCTGTCCGCCGCGCTTTCGCCGTATGTGACCATGTCGTCGGAAGGATCATCATCGACAGACAGAACCTGAATGCGGCGATGCGCTTCCGCGACGATTTCAGCCTTTGTTTTTGTCATTGGCTTTCCGTTTCACTTCGACAAAACCCGGAATGTTCAGAACCTTTGCAGCCAATGCAGCGTCATCCACTGAAACGGCCTTGCCCGACGCAAAGGTGACTTCCCGAATTGTGATTTTCTCATCGCCTGTCCATTTGATTTTCATTGAAACCTCCTAAGCACATGAAAGGGGCCGAGCTTCCCCGGCCCCTCAGAGTGATTAAGCGTCTGCGACCGCAGCGAAGAACCCGGTTACAAGGCCATGGTCCTTCAAGTCGTCAGTGTCTGTCGCGCCAGAACCGAACAGCATTTTTTCGATGCCGCCCATCTCCATGATCGCGCAACCTTTCTTGCGGCCATAGTCGAACAGTTCCTCTGCCGACTTCCAACGCTCGGCAATGCCGTAGCCCAACGCCTGAGCGCCGCAGAAGTAAACAGGGCCAACATCGACCGCGCCACCAGCGCCAACGCCAGACAGAACGGGAATGTCGTGGATCTCCTTGAAGATCATGCCATCCCATTCCAGATCACCGCCCTTGAACAGCTTTTCGTTCTGCATCCGCAGGGACACGTCACGCTGCGCCTGGGTGATGGTCGCATCGGCTTTCAGGTCGCGGAATACCAGCGACGGCACATAGACCGTGAAGTATTCGCGGCCAGACGAAGCCGACATGACAGGCCGGATTTTCGGGCTTGCCGATTGTGCGATGCGCTTCATCAGCGATGCCGCCGACGCGGTGAATTTGTCATTCGTTGCGTCGATGTTTGCCAGCGATGCCGAATGATCGTTGCCACTGTTGTTCGACTTAGCCGCTCCGAACAAAACGCGGTCAGCGTTATCAACCAGCCACGCGTCTTTTTGCGTTTCGGTTGCAGTGCCGTAGGCCACGCCGTTGATCGACCCAAGGGCCGCAATAACGCGGTCGCGAGTGTTTTCCATCGACCATGTTTTCAGCGACATTTTAGCCGCTTTACGCAGGTCAATGGCGCTGATTTGGTTGTCCCACGCACTGGACCGAACGCCATGTGCGCGCTCTTTGATGGTGAGTTTGAACGAGCGGCTGTCAAGGTCTTCCTCGTTGCCCTCCAGGGTCGCGCCATTTTCAACGCCAGCCCCCGTCAGACGGTTGACCAGTGCATAGGTGATAGAGTCACCTTTCTTTTTGCCCAGATCTTCCTTGATTTGGATGATCGAGTTTTCACTCGTTCCCATTTCGCCCGCAAAGCGGTTCGATTGGACGTGTTCAACGAAAAACTTATCGTCCCATTGCTGGACCGTAAGGCCCGGTGCTGCTGTAGTTTCAGCCATTGGTCTATGCCTTTATGTGCTAAAGGCGGTCACTCACCAACAATGCTGGTGAGGTCTGTCGGCCCTGTCCAATTGGATTTGGGGCCACCGCCTGTTCCGGTTACGTTAGCCATAGACGGGGCGAACTTGCCCGCCGTGTCTCTGGCCTGTTTCGCAACCATCTCTGCTTCGAGTTTTTGCCGAATTTCCGTTTCCAGCTTGGCTTTGTAGGCCTCTGGATCGTCGCCAATCTCCGCCGCAACAGTTTGCCGCTCGTGCCACTTCACAACCTCGCCCCAAGGGTTCCGAGACTGCATCACACTTTGATGCAAGGTCGGGTCTTGGGCCGCTTGGAAAGCCGCAAAAGCCGCATCAACCTTTTCATCGCCATGCGCTGCGCGGGTCATTTCTTCCGAAATATCGAGTTTCACATTGGTGACTTGCTGGTTGAGTTGCTGCCCGACATATTTCTGAAAACCCTCTTGGTCCTCCAAAACATTCGGTGCGGGTGTCGGTTCCGGCTTGGGCGTTGCAAGGTTTTTCAGCGCCTGCAATTCCTGCCGAACCTCCAAAAGCGCCGCCAAAGGCACTGTTGCCTCTGACTTCGGCTCTGGCTTCGGTTCTTCGGCCACCTCCGTGGCTTCTGACGCTTCCTGATCAGGGTCCGCAGCCTCTACGACTTCGGGTTCGTTCTGCTCAGGCTCCACGCCATCTACAATCTGCTCTAGGTCAGACATGGTTAGTTTCCTCATATCGTTGGGATTTACGAAACGCCCGTATCGTCGGCGGCACGATCTCGCCCTTTGCAGTCGGCGGCACTGAAACGCCCGAAACCCGGCGGCGGTATATTAGGCTAGGCCAGCAAGCGGATAGGTTGCTGCAGCCTCTGCCTGCAATTTCTGCGTCTTGGCTTGTGTTTCAAACAGCTCAGCCTCTTTGCCCGCCATTTCCAACTGTTCAGCCGGTGATGGGGCGGGCGGTTGCTGCATAAGCTCAAGCAGCTTTTCTTTCTTCTTGGTCGGAAGCGTTGGATCGGCCTCGATCAGCACGGCGGGCGGTATCTGCGGCCCGTATTTCAACAATGCCTCAAACACCTCGCCCTCCAGCGTCACGCGGTCAGGCACTTCTTCCAGGATAATATCAACGTCAATTTCCGACACGTTGTTGCGGATTTCGACAACCTGATTAAGCCGCGGATCGCCGGGGAACAGCCCCATTTGGCGGGCAACGCCTGCGGCCTGTTCCTCTGGCATTTCGCCAAGGGCCTGACCCATTGTAATCTGCTGATTGATCCCGACAAACCGCGCATTTGCTTCATCATCGGTAACGCGAACCCAGCGTTCTTCTGTCCAGAACTGCTTAATCCGCATCCAGATGTGACGGTAAACTGTGCGGGTGAAGCGATGCAGCTTGTCATTCAGGCTGGCAATTTCGACCATGCCACCCTGCTGCCGCGCCAGAACAGCGCGCCCACTGGTGCTTTCACCAACTTCGCCCGCAAGCGCAGAGTTTGCCCCAAGCATGTCAATCTCTTGCTTAGCCTCTTGCAGCAACGAAAACTGCGCTGAAAGCTGATCGCTCTGTGGGATCACGTCGAATGGCTTCATTCCAACCCGCGCCGCTTCCTCCATCGCCTCAACGCTGATCTCAACGTGGCCGTCAGGCAGGGCAAGCTGGCGCTTCATTTCCTTGACGCTTTCAACAGCCCCTTTCACGCCGAATGTGTTGCGACTGGTGGACGTGTGTAGCGCCTTAGACCGTCGCTTGTTGATTTCGTCCTGCGGGTCAAACATATCGCGCACAATGCCGTAGCGGCTGTTATCGCGCCCCACATAGGCTGACTGCATGATCAGCGGGCAAACGCTGTCGCCGTCCTCGTCAAAATACGGGCTTTCGCCGCTTTCAAGCTCTGCGCCGTGAATGAATTTCACCCAATGCCAAACACCATCCTTGCGGTGCCACATGAGAACAACGCGAACGCGGTTGCGCTTTCCGTCATACCATTTGTTGTTTGGTCTATCGTCGTAGGTGTCAGACGCGAAGTCCTCGGCCATCTGGGCAATGCGGTCCTTGTGGTCTGGATAATCCCGCGCAAAGTCTGCACCGTCCATCCAAAGCACCACGCCCTTGTAACGAGCGTCTGAAAAGTCATCCCGGCGCGAAAACGGATCATAGAACAGGCGGTCCCATGGGTAGTGGTTGATTTCCACCTCAACTTCGCCGCGCCTATTCTGCCGGTGAATGACTTCGCACCCGCCGAAGCCTTCGACCAAGAAATTGTCGTAAACCTCTGACCGCTTGCCGTCCCAATCCTCGCTGTCACAGACAAAGCGGATCGCATCGGTGACACTCTCTGCATCGTCCTGATGTTCTGGTGTGCGGGGGAATGCCTTTGGATCGGTGCGCTGCTTTACCTCCAAGCCGCGCAGCCACTCAATCTTGCGCCTGATCCGGTTGATCACAACAGGCGGTTGCCCGCGCGATTTCAGCGTGGCGACTTCCTCGCTGGTTAATTGAATGCCGTCAGTGTAGTCACGCGCGCGCTCCGCCTCTTTGCGTGCATCAATAGTGGCGTCTTCCGCATCGGAAAACCACTTCTGGTAACGATCATCAGTCATGCTGTCTTCCAATTCACGCCGCCTTCATCATTGCCGAAATAACTGCGGCCTTTGGGATCTTCTGGCTTTTCAGGTTGGGCCAGCATCTTGCCCTTGCGGTGAAGCCCCTCGACCGCGTATCGCAACGCGTCGATCAGGTGGTTGTTTGCATCCTCGACAGCGGGCAGGATTTCCCCCGTCTGCTTGTCCGTCTTGTATGAATAGCTTTCGAACTCGTTGACCATGTTCACGCAGTCAGGATGGACAACGATATCCAAGCCTTGCAAAAACATGATCCCGTCCTCGACCGAACCCTTGC